TTTAAGTATGAAAAGACAAATAAGGTAGTTACAGAGGAGGAGCAGATCATGGCTCAGATCTTCAAAATACTTTCACAAATTGAACACTAAATCAAATTAAATATTTACAAGTATGAACGCAAAAGAAGCACTAGTAGAAATCAAAAAACTACTTTTCCAAGAGGCTGAAAAGCAGGCTGCCTTCGCATTGACAGAAGGTAAGCTAGTAGATGGAACTGTAGTAGCGTATGACCTAGAGACAAAAGAGATCTTCGTAGTAGGAGCAGATGGTGAATCAATCCCTGCACCTGTTGGAGAGCATCAACTTGAATCAGGTGAAGTAGTAGTAGTCCTTGAGGAGGGAAAAATTGCAGAAGTAAAGAAAGCAGAAGAAGAGCCTTCAATCGAAGTAGAGATTGAGGCTGCTGCTGAGGAAGTACCTGTAGTAGAGGAGCCTGTAAAGGATGAAGCAATGGCCAAGGTAGAAGAGGCCATGGGTTACCTTGAAAAGAAAGTTGAAGAACTTGCTGCCAAGGTAGAAGAAATGGCAAAGAAAAATGAGTCTATGAAGGAAGCCGTAAAACTTTCTGCAGAGATCATTGAAAGCCTAGCCAAAGAACCAAGTGACAAAGCAATATCTGCACCTAACTCTTTTCATAAAGCAATCAAAGTAGAGAAGGAAGATAGATTTGCAAACATTCAAAAAGCATTTCAAATTTTAAAACAAAAATAAAATGGCCTTAGATTTATCAGCACTATCTAACTATGTAAAAGAGAATGAATTGCAGCTTACATCTGCTGCTATCTTCTCTGCAAAAACTGCTTCTTTGATCGAAGCAAAAGGTAATGTCCAGGTGGGTATCAAATCCGCTGAGACTATTAACATCATGACTACCGATGCGGTATTCCAAGCAGGTGGAACTTGTGGGTTCAACTCAAGCGGTACTACTACTATCACTCAAAGAACCCTTACTGTAGGTAAGATCAAGGTTCAGGAATCTATCTGCCCTAAGACTTTTGAAGCTAAATATACTCAGAAGGCTTTGAGAGAAGGTTCTAGCTATGACTACATGGCTTATGCATCTGAGTACTCTGCACAAAAAGTACAGCGTATTGGTGCTGCCCTTGAAACTGCTATTTGGCAGGGTGACACAGGATCAGGAACTGCTAACCTTAACAAGTTTAATGGCTTGATTAAGATCATTAACGATCTAGGTTTCGGTGGTGCTGGTGATCCTATCAATGGAAACGTATCTAACTTGACTACTTTGACCAAGGCAAACGTAGAGCAAGCTGTAGATGATATCTTTGCTTCTATTCCTGCTGCCCTTTTGGACAAGGATGATGTGGTAATCTTCTGCGGAAATGATACCTTCAGAGAGTATGTTCTTGCTTTGAGAGATAGCAACCTTTATCACTACCCTGTAGATGCTGCCAACATGGAACTAGTAATTCCTGGTACTTCTATCAAGTTGATTGGTGTGAATGGTTTGAACGGAACAGACAAAATGTTCGGTCTATCTATGAGTAACTTGTACCTAGGTACTGATATGTTGAACGAGCAAGATCGCTTCGAGCTGTTCTATGCAAAAGAGGCAGACGAAATGAGATTCGTAGTAGAGTTCAAACTTGGTGTACAAGTTGCATTCCCAGATGAAGTAGTGTTCTGGAAATTGTACGTTGCACCTTAATTAAAAAAATCGGGGGTAGGGATTGGCCTATCCCCTTCACATTTTAAATCAGAAAAAATATGCCTTGTGCCTTAACTCAAAATTACACCCTTGACTGCAAAGATTCTATTGGCGGTTTGAAGGAAGTTTATTTTGCGGCAGTAGAAGACATTGCAACTTGGACAGGATCTGCAGGAACTTATACTGCAGTCACAATGGATGCAAACAAATATTTCTGGAAGTATGATTTGGTAAAAGAATCCTCAAATTTTGCTGAGGCTATCAACACAAACGTACAAAACGGAACTGTATTCTACGCTCAAACTCTTGAGATCATCCTTAATAAATTGCAAGTAAATACAAGAAATGAAATCCTTCTCCTTGCTAAGAATCAACTAGTAGCTTTGGTGAAAGATAACAATGACAAAACTTGGATACTTGGTAAGGATAATGGTCTAGATATCACAGGTGGCGGTTCAGGATCTGGAACTGCTTTTGGAGATCGTAACGGATACACTCTTACTTTCACAGGAAACGAAAAAGAACTAGCTAGCCTATTCACAGGTACAGTTCCTTTGGACTAAATATTTGGTTTGTTGTTTATGTGAAAAGCACCTTCACCTAGAAGGTGTTTTTTTTTGTGTACATTGGTTAAATATTTTGTATTTATTGGTATGGTTATTATAGAACAGGGAC